TTACAGATTCTGCTGATGCCATTCTTTGATCATCGCCTTCGAGATCTCTTTCTTGTAGCAGATGGGTGAAGCCCCACCGGCTTTGCTCCAGGCGCTGCGGCGGCCGCATGAGCTTCCGTTGCGTGCCGTATTAAATGGACAGGCGCAGGTGCCGGGATAGGATGCGATAGAGTCGTCGATAATTCTTTGCTTAACCTGGTCATCAGTTAGCTGGTTAGATTTGGCGATGGCCATCTCTGATACAAAAACGAAGACGGCAGCGAGTACGACAGTCGTGACTGATTTGATGTTCATTTGGCTCTCTCGAGCGTTAGAGGAACCTCCAGGATATTCACTGAAATGTTAGTCAATATTGATCTTTCGCAATTGCCTGTGATGCTCCATTAAAAATGGTAGGTCAACTACGAGCTTTACCTCAACACTCACAACAGGCGTTATTGACCTGCCCGCGCATTAAAAGCCTGTGCCAGGCCTAATGCCTCACCTCGGGCTATCGTCGTCTCTTTGCCAGTTTCACTCAGGACTAAAAACGATAACACGCCACTCCTGACATACATAGCCAGAACACGCCGTTTCTGCCTGTAAATAAGATATGGGCATTTTATCAGTGGGGGATGATTCTACATGTAACGTTCAAACTGCCACGCTGCGATGGCCACCAGCATGCACAAAACGATGAGAACAACGCCCAGCACCCTGCGTCTCGTATAGAGTGCCACTCCTGCAGAAAGGCCAGTTAATGTCAGCGTGACTGGCCAGCCAGCAATTGCCGTCAGGTAGGCCACAATCAGGTAGTCCTTTATCAATTCACTTTCCTCTAACCAGATTGTCGGGTCGAGCGGGTGGCCGCCTGTTGGTTAATTCAGTCCGGCGTTCCGCTTTCTGTTGTGCGGGAAATGGGAGTGCATAAAGATGGTACGCAGATATGCCCATTTTGCAGCTAACCATTTAACTGAGTATGCGCGACAAATTGACTCGATTTTGCAGAAAATGTCCCAAATATGTCCCACGAAGGAGTATCAGCGACTGGAGAAAGTTGATTATTGCTTGATTTTGAATGGTACCCCTACAGGATTCGATATAAACACATAACAAACTAATTTCATTTGACTATTTTAGTTGTAGAAATCACACATACCCCCAAATGTACCCCCATATGTTTTTCTATGGCCGAAAATCGACTATTTATCGCGCAATATTGGGTGCTAGGTGCTTTCTGCTATACCGCTAATATTCATCCGTCCAAAACCGCATCATAATTTACACACGGAAAATTTCTCTATATACATGCAAAATGTGTTGGTTCGGTTGGTTCAGTTGCCTCAAAACGTAAAGACCATTGTTTTTGTTTAGTATTTTTCAAAAAGTTGAACCAACACCACCTGATTTTGAACCAACATTTATCTGGTTGAACCTACATTCACGGGCCGTAAGCAGTAAACAGTAGCCAACCTCCAGCTAATGATTCTGGTAGTTCAGTCGATACAGGTTGTGTAGCCTGCCAGATACATTCCGCTTCCTTCTTAGATGCAGATCACGGTACCGCCTCAAAACTGAGTGTTTTATAAACAGTCAGAATATCAACTTGCCTTACCTATTACGGTTAAAAATAAACCAATCATGGAGTGCAAGGAAATGGATAGTACGCAGAAAAGAAATATCAAAAAGGTTATGCAAGCCCTTCATATAACATCCCACGAAGACTTCGAGCTTGTAATGAACTATCTGGCATCAGAGCTACAACCAGAAACAACAGAAAGCAGAGCTGAGAAGGAGGAAACGTTAAGATACACTGATTCCCGTAAGCCGCCTTCTGAGCGTGAAAAGCATTTGTACAACGTCAATGCGCTAGCTATTCACTATGAATTTATTTACAGCATCTGGCGCCGGCAGCTCTACCCGTCCCTTAAAGCCATAGATTCGCCGCTAGCAAGCAAACTGTATGATCGGTTCACCGACGGTGCCGTCTTTCTTATGAATATAAAAAAAATGGCAGAGAAACAACTCCTTCCAGGTGAAGAGGCACGAATAGACTGACCTGAGGGTAAGACTCGCTCTGCAAGCTTCGTCTTCTCTCCGTACACACTTCAATTCGGCCAGTGACGTGAGCGCCGTTGATGGTGGTACCTTGACGCTGTTAATTTATCAGATGACCGGTATCAATCAGTGTATATACGACCACTCTATCCGTATAACAACGTTATACAGCAGTATACTGTACAAACTGATATCAACGATCCGGCGGCCCCTCATGAGCAAATCCAATCTGGTAGCATTTCGCATTCCTGCAGAATTGCAGGACGCTTTTAATCAGGCTGTAGCGGAATCAGGCGGCGACAAAACAGCGTGGTTGCTCGATGCCCTGCGCAGCAAGCTGAACCAGCCAGAGAGTAACCCACAACTGCGCATGCTTGAGCTGGTGGAGCGAATGGAAGTAGCGGCGGCTGCGCTGGCGGGTGGCAAACAGGGGATCCCGCCGACCCTGTACAATGAAGCGGCTGTTATCGGGATTGTTGCTGATACTATCCGGGAAGGGTTCGACAATGGCCGCATTATCGCTGAGCGGCTCAATGAGGCCGGTTATCAGACTAAAGCAGGCAAAGCGTGGGATAAGGACATCTACAGTGCCTGGAAGCGCCAAGGTAGCAATGCTCAGAAGCTATCAATGGTGCTACAATCAAAGACTGTTTCGGAGGGTTGATCGTGGAAGAAGTAACAAGACGCTCCAGAAAAAATGCTGGTGATGCGGGCGAATATTACGTTGCGTATATGCTTTCTCGGCTGGGTATCAGCGCAGCACTAACCACCAGCGGCACAAGTGCTGTCGATATAATTGCTACGATCGACGGTTCAAAAAGCATTAGCATTCAGGTTAAAGGCTCTTGGGCAAGGAGTCAGCCGCGGCAATGGATGGTAGGCAAGCATAAGCCTGTAGCATCGCCTGATTTATTTTATGTTTTCTGTAATATGTCAGAAGATATCACCATGATGAATGCGCCAGAGGTATTCATCGTGCCAAGTGAAATTGTAAAATCCATCTCTACCTGGCAGAACAGCGTGCCGTTATTTAAAATTGCTAAAGGCCAGGATGGAGAATTTCTAAATCGCTGGGACTACCTCACTAAAGCACTCACAGCAAAGTAATGTTTTCCCCATTTTTCCTCGGCGACAATACCTGTAATTGTGGTCCTGTATGCAATGGTATAGTGTCTAAGTATTAATCACTGATATGGACTATCAAATAATGAATAGTAAATTCCTAAGCATTCTGACACTAATTTGTACTTCTGCCATAGCATCTGGACCATCCCTCATTGTGTGCGAACCCAAAGACAAAAGTGACCAAAATGCTACTGGAATCTGGCCTCGTCCATACCTTGAAGAAGATAAGCTTTGTTTTGACATTCGTGTTGACGAAGGCAAGGCATGTGTTGGTAATGCTCGGACTACCAAATGGCTAAGCGGGGCCATAATCGTTGACATTGATGGTAAGCCACAAGGTCGTGACGATACATGGCTCAGGGTTGTAAACCCAACCATCTCAGACAAAAAAATTGAGTACAAAATAGAAGGCTCAAGGGACGACAAACATTGGGGGTTAGTCTCCGATGTTTCCATTAACCGCCTTTCAGGAGAGGCTGTAGATTGGTTTATTGGTGAGCATGGTGGCACAAGTTATCAGTGTCATTTGGAAGGCCGAAAAATCTAAAGCAGTGTCCTCATGGATGAGCGACCGGCATGTCTTATGTTTTGTTAAGGAACCACTCGTGAGTAACGGAAAATATATTTCTGCCTGCTGGTTACCACATATCTCACATTTTTTGAGAGTTCAATCATGAATGTTCGCTTCGCAATTTCTTTGTTCCTGTGCCTTTCTGCCTCTCAGGCCTTTGCCGTACAACTCACTCCAGCTGATTGCAATTACGCAATAGAAAAACTAAAGGTGTTTAACGCAGATGGGAATGCTCATCCCGGGAAAAGAACCACCTTTGAGGAGAAAGCCACCTATGCATATGCAGAGGCTTGCGAAAATAGTGGCCTGGTCACGATCTATGGGTATTTGCGAGAAGCTCCAGAGGCTTCACCTGAAGTGACTAAATTTTGCCAGAATAATGCAAAAAGCAGAGGCGAGGCTGAACATTGCCTTGCAACAGGTAAACTGGATGATTAACTGCTGTTGGAGTCGGTTACCGCTGTTCTCAACGCCAACTCAATGAATAACTAGCCATCGTCGCGCTGACGTTACGATCCACTTTTTGCCGCCGTGCAGTTTACAGCACCCGTTGAATGACTTGAACCTCTGGCCATAGTATATGGGATAGGACTGACTGAGACCTTAGAAAATCTTAGGAAAAATTAGGAGGTCAGGTTGACACTTTACCTCAAATACCTAGCATTTCTAAGCATCGGGTTGACACTTTCGCGATGAGGTTTAAATCGCATAAACCCAGTAACGGCGGTGCTTGCAACTATACTCACCGAGGAAAGTGTAAAGCTATCGGTTTCGTGTCTGACGGTTTTTCGATAAAAGTGTCAATCTGTCGGGTTTCGTTTCTTTAGCTTCGGTTGACACTTTACAGTTATCACTTCCTCCAAAGAGACAGTGCCTTTATCCCTTCGGGACTCCAATCGGCTATCTCATCAGGGCATTCGGTAGCGGTATAGAAAAGTTCGCGCCTTAACGTCAGCAGTAGTTGTTCGGCATTCTCCTTAAGATCATAACGTTGGAAGTAAAATTCCGCATCCTGTGTATCAAGGAAAATACCGCCTTCTTCGAGAAACTCTACATCATATCCCAACTCATCAGCCGCGGCAGAAACAGCTTCTAATAGGCCATCATCGTTATCTGGGGCAGGGTATTTACCATCCCCCGATTTTATTTCTTTCCAGCATTCTGACCAAGTTTGCTCCCGTGTTCGATGTGGCCAAAGAGAAGGTGCTGTAGTTTGAGCCTCATTTTTGGGGGGTGAGTGCTGTTGCTGCTGGCGTTCCGTCGCATCTACATCAATTTTAGTACCCGACAACACAACCTCGCCTTTCTCCACCCAGTCATATACTGTCTGGCGGCTTACTCCGCGATGACGCGCATACTCGGCTTTACTCATTAACATAGATATCTCCATAAGGCCGCTGGTGGCCTTTAATTGAAACGTTAAAATGGGGTACTCATCCGCCGGGCAAAATGTCACCATTACCGGGCACCAAGCTGAGCTGCTGCCACGATCGCATTACCACCTGTATTGTTGTAAATCTGGATAACTGCGCTCTCTGTCACCCTGTTGCCGGCACCTTCCTTAGATGCCATCGCCGAAATAAGTTTTGCCAGCACTTTCGGGTCGTTAAGGTTAAGCTGCTGATGTTCATTAAACCCGGAAGTTCTTACGACATGACGAATATATTCCTGCGTGTCGTTCTCCTTTGACGGAGCCCAGTGCCTAGAAATTTCATCAATCGTATTGATGCCGCGGGCACCATAAATCTGAAGCTGCTTAGTCGCCGCTAACACGCCCTCATCCAGCGTAGGGAACACGGCAAACTTACCGCTTTTGGTGTTATGGGTATCGTACCCATAAGCCGAGCGCAAATTACCGGGATTATTGAAACGATCGGCGATTGTGCGAGACTTATCAGAGATGTCTGCAGGCGCTGAAAAGACGGGATTTAGGTCACCATAAATAAACGCCGATTTAATCTTGCTCCATGACGGGGCTAAAAACTCTTTCATCGCGGGGCTGACACTTCTAGGATCAAATCCGGTCTTGTCTTTTACCCATTCAGCAGCGGAGTTTGCGCTATCCTCTGATTTTTTCATCCAATCATTAAATGTTTCACCTTTAAGAAACTTAATGACGTTATCGACAGTTACGCCCATTTCCCTGATATTTGTCATGAACTGGTTAACATCGTTAGTGAAATCCGGGGATACGAGATAATTACTGAACTTCTCAATACCACCAGCAAGCCCATCAATCCACTTCCCGAGATCAGGTGATTTAAGAACCGTATCGATCGCGCCGGATAACGCATCTGACAATTTACTCAGTTGCGGCGCCATAGGACCAAGGCCGATTACGAACGCCCTGTTAATGCTTCTTTCGCTTAGCTCAATCTGATTAATGAACTCCGTCCATTTTCTGTTTTGCTCATCAGTAATGTTTAATCTTTCAGCATCCTTCTTCGCCCTTCGCTCCATCGCATCAATTTCTTCATTGCTCATATTTTTGAAGCGATTAAGGTCTTCAAGACTGAAGAAGTTGGTCAGGCCGTGCGCCTGCGCACCCTGCAGTGTGCTGCCGTTCTGCACGAAGATATCGCGCGCATTACGGATCATCTGCGGGAGCAGTTTGGCCGGGTCCTGGTCGGGGTTGTTAATCCCCATCGCCTGAAACGTCCAGCGCTTCGACAGGTCCATTTGCGAGTCGCGGATAGCGCCCAGCGTACCTGCAGGATTCCCAATTGCCCTCCTGTAGTTGGCTTCTATGGCACTCAGTCTCCCTGCCGACGTACCGATCCCCAGGGACATAAATCTCTGCTGAGCTGCCCCCGCTCCCAGAGTATTGATACCAAACAGGCTACCTGCGCCGAGAACGCCGGTAAACAAGCCGACAATGCTACCCCATGACAGAAGACTAGCTGTCGCTTCACTGATGTGCCCTGCCAGCGATTTAGCGTCTTTCGTCGCATCGCTGATGAAGCCCTTCGCAGAGCGAGTGCTTTTGTTGAATTCGTCCTGCTTTTTCTTCGAGTCTTCCAGGTTGGTATTGAGCCGATCGATACCACTGTTGATGATCAGAATGGCCTCGGCCACGGCGTTAAACTCCGCGCCTAATTCTTTCGCCTCACCTTTGGCCTTTTCGGTCTGCTTGCTGCTTTCGCCAATACCAACAGCAGCCACTCGCCAGGCTTCCGGTAAATCATCCAGCGCGCTCTGGTACTCGCGGAACCTTTCCATAAACGCGACAAATTTGTCGTCATTTACGTCAATGTCGACGATCGACTTAGCTACCATTGAAATCACCTCAATTTAGTAATAAAAAGGATGAAGAACACTCATCATCAGGCATGCACCCCAACGGAAAGGGATGTTAACGCTTTATCCACCAGTCCCCTGGCGATTTCATGGATAGTAGGCGCAACACCGATACCTGATTGCTGACGCTGCTGCTCCTGAATTTTTCGGATTGCCTGAATCTGTGCTTCGCTGAGCAAGACAGGTTTGACGGACTGTTTCGACATGGCCACCCCCTGATATTTATACAGCTATTATAATTTCACATATTGAAATAATCATCGTTTATATTGCAATTAATGAAGGAATGATTTCGATCGTTACCAGAAGGGGAATTGATTGTTTTATAGACTCTTGACGAGTGTTTGACGAAGATTGCGTAATGACTTGCTGCTGCTGGGCATCAGCTTAGAGCTTATCTCAATAGGACCTTATTCCAGACGATAAGACCACAGATAAAATGCAACATGGCCTCGTAATTTTCGACCTTCTTTTCCCATTGGTTCAGGACCAGACGAAAGCGATTCATCCAGCTATGAGTCCTATCGACGATCTAACGATAGGCTTTGAAACCCTTGTGTCCCTCATTACGGGACTGGATATGCGGCTCGACGCGGCCACTCAGCCGGCCTGCTTCGTAATCTTTTTCCGGGCAGAGTCTGAGTTTTTGTCCTGTATGACCCGTCCGGAGGGTTTTGAATGTATCCGCAACCAGTTTGATGTCATGCGTGTTCGCTGCTGCGACGACCAGCGACAGAGGAAGCCCGTTGGCATCTGTCATCAAACTGCGCTTTAGTTCCCCTTATACATAAGTAACTATTTATGAAAAAGTTACTAATGAAGGGATAGGGAGCGCAGTGAACTCATTAGTATTTTTTTTGGAAAAAGTTACTAATGATGAGTTAGTCCCATTAGTAACTTCTCTAAGAAAAGTTACTAATGGGACTAAAAGCCTATCCCAACAAGATTTTATTCCAGACAATAATTGCTGCAGAAAAACTTTGATGCCAATCCGTCCGACCTCATCTACTGGCCTAATGAATGGTTCCATGGTGAAGACATGCTTCATGTTGATTTGACGCCTGAAGAAATCGCCGGATACCTGATGGCAAGATCTGGCCAGCTTCTAAGCGATGCGCCACAAATCGACCTGAGATACCCGCTACCTCCCAGCGCAGCAAGTTAACGCTAAGAGATATCAACCCTGATGTGCCTATACATAGCCAGAACACGTCAAACCTGCCTATCTATAGGCAGAACACACCATTTCTGCCATACATAGCCAGAACACACCGTTTCTGCCTATAAATAAGATATGGGCATTTTCATGGGGCGGTATGATTCTATATGTATTGCTCAAACTGCCAGGCTGCGATGACCACCAGCATGAACAGAACGACGAGGACTACGCCCAGCCCCCTGCGTCTCATATAGAATGCCGCTCCTGCAGAGAGACCAATTAACGCCAGTGTGACTGGCCAAGCGGCAATCGCAGTCAGGTAGGCCACAATCAGGTAGTCTTTTATCATGAATATCCCTTTGGCTCGCATCCAAGTAGCCGAAAGCCTTTCTATTGAGCTGAACACTGATCATTATCCATCTTTGCACCCATTTTTTTCGGGGTTTTTCATATCTCATGCAGAAGCATGAAAACCACTACACAAAGCGGGTAGGCGTGGCGGAGATACGAACGCGCACGAAGCGAGATGATCATCATCACAAAATTGCAGTAAGAATAAGCTTAAAGAGCTTGAATTTTTTCCATCTGATTTGTTAGGGTTATTAGATACTCTCCTTTGTAGTTCATTCGAAGGAGTTTTTTGTGATTTATGCGGGTGGATTCTATGACAGGCAATGTCCCGGCAGTACTAAGTGAAGCAGAATTAAAATCAATTATAGCACTTGTAAATAGACTTCCCTGGAGTGTGGCTAAGCCAGTCATTACATCCCTTGGTTTAACTCTTGGTAAGGGACGAGATGCCACTTACGAAAAAATACTAAAGGAATTAAGTGAATTAAAAACGAAGAGCATTCAAAAATTTAATTCAATAATTCAAGAGGTTGACAAATTACTTTTTGGGCAGTTCATTTATGGTGATAAAGCTCTTTTTAGCTTGACAGTCGATGCTAAAGCTATTAGTACTATAGATCAAAGGATTGAATTTGATTGGGGAGTTATGAATCAACCTTCATCTCTAAGTGATACAATTCTTTCTAAAAATGAGATCCAAAACTCGAAAAAAAACCAATTGGAATTAATTCATTATTCGACAGGCAGCAATCAAAGCATTGTTTTATTTAGTTCTGTGCGTGAGCAAGTCGTAAGAGAGAAAATCATCCCTAGTACTATACCTCAATATAGTAGCTACGATGAAATAATAGCCAAGAAGAAAGAGAAACATCAGTGTTTTGATGTTTGCATAATTGATAAAGCCACTTCAAAAATTTATATCCTCATAGATTCTGGATTGAATACCATTGGTGAAAGTATTTTATTTGCTAAATCCAATGTTGTTAGGACTTTGTATAACTATGCAGGTTATCAATTTAATTCAGCTGAAAAAGATTTCTTCCCTTTGATTGATGAAATATTCAATCAGAAAAAACCACCATACTCTCTCTTGAAATATAAAGTCTTTGATTTGTCGTTTCTTACACCGGAAGGTACTACGCATAAAGAGAAGAAAAATGATAAAAGCAATGATTTGAGAAATGATTTATTTAATCAAGAAGGCATAAAAGCTGTTGGTAATATTGGCCTTTATAGGATAGGTGTTAGATTAGAGCGTGTAAATCCGGCGCTTCAATTGCTAGACAATGTTGAGTTGATCATTCCGGGAACACTTAGAAGATACCTTGGGGGATCATCCAGTTCCCCTGTAACATTTGCTATACTAAGTCAGTGTATCTCACGTGATGATTTTGAAATTCTAACAAAGCTGATATTATGAGTGGAGTCAGCAATGAAGGGTGGCAAAATGGCTAGACTTATAAAGCAAATCTGTGCGGAGAGTCCTCGAGTGGGCTCTCTTGCTACGCATTTGTATGATGAAATCTCAAGTTTGGCTTGTCGCTCTCCTAATGTCTATATTAGCTATAATATAATTTTTGATATAGCTAATTCGCATAAAGAATTTCATTCGGAATGTGATGAATTAGATGTTTTTTCCGCCATTCAGGTGCTTTGCAATCCTAGAGTTGATTTTTTAAAACTTAATTATCAATTCATAGATGACATTTATGGCACATTTGAGGTTAGTATTGCTGATGTTATAGATGCAGAAAAAAGCCACTTTCTGGAGCATCCATATACTGGTGAGCTAGTAGAAAATTACAAAGAGTTTGTTTTCCCTTTTTATACAGTTAAATATGAATGTAAAAAGGGTGACCGCTAATGATGATGAGCCTTGCTGATCTTGATAAGAACTTTGCGCTTAGAGAATGTCATCATGCGATTGAGAGAATGGATTTCGCACTCTCCTCTTATGGAAATTTTAAACAGTACATTCGAAGTGAATTAGATTATGCAATCCAGAAGTTAGAACAGAATGGAAATAGAATCACCTTTGATTTGACAGAAGATCAATTGACTCTTTTTCTTCTTTCCAATCTTGAAAATAGATACATTGGACTTCATGCATCGCATGAAGTTAATCAAAGAGGACACTGTGACATAACTGTAAAATTAGGTGGATTCGTATGGCATGGAGAGGCAAAAAAGCACACCTCGGGATACAGTTATCTTTTCAAAGGATATTCACAGTTAACTGAGCGATATAGCACTGGTACAGTGAATAGTGCCAGTGGTGGATTGATTATATATACAAAAAACCAATCATGTTCTGCTATGATGGCCCAATGGGAAAAACACTTAAATAAATGCGCCCCCAAAATTCATGCTTGCAAACAGATAAATATTATCGCATGTAAAGACAATCCTCTTGTCTTTTATAGCAATCATGAGCACACGGCAACAAAGCTTGGGTATGAAGTTATTCACTACCCAGTAGTACTTTATCATAAGCCGATCGATCCTGATTTATAATTAAAACCACGAGTTAGCTTATGGTGTTTAACTAAGTTTATTATGTGTATGGATTGAATTGAATCTCCCCAAGCAAATGGTTTAATTCTTTTAACCGCTTTTGTAATAGAATTAGTTCATTACGTAGAAAGATGCGACTGACTTTCGCCACCTCACCGAATCCGCCAGTATTATTGGGAATGATGCCCATCATCTTCGGCGGTCTTCAGTACGTCACCATCATGCTATCGTGGCTGACGTTTTTGATGTTCAGAACCCCATCCTTTGCCACTACTTCTGATAGTAGGATGATCTGCCGTACTTTATTCCGTTAGGTGAGTACATAAACAGTTTGCGGAAGTCAGGAAACACTCAAGTGCCTAGCATTCAGCTTACTATCTAAAAATCATCGTCATACGGCGACGTCTGGTCGCATCCTTCATGCCCGGTATCCGGCGATTGCTGCTCATGGGCCCGCCGTAGCGCGTCTGTGGCCTGTCCTTGTTGCCCTGCTTTACCTCCAGGGCGTACCGTTCTGGCACTGAGTACACTGTCCGCAATGACCTGATACCCCTGCTGGGTGCCGCCGTCCTGCGCCGTCCACTGGTTTAGCTGCATATTCCCCGCCACGCTGACAAGGTCGCCTTTACGGTGTTTGGCCAACGCATCAGCCTGCTTACCAAAGGCAATAACACCCAGCCAGAAAGTAGCCTCTCCGTTATCTGCCGCATTACAGGGCAACGAGACCGCCAGGCGGGCCATAGCCATGTTCGTACCTTTTCCCGTTGTTCTGGTCTCCGGGTCGGCCACCAGCCGGCCATACGCTGAAATTTGAGCTGTCATCGCTGTGATCCTCTCTTCTGATGCCCAGTACTTGATTCAGTGTTGGTTCAAAATGGTAGTTTGTTGCCTCAAAGTTGGTTCATTTTTCAAACATGAAACCTTATTAAACATATAGATATAATTACTGAGGCAACTGAACCAACTGAACCAACACCTAAACCACACACATGAAAGAATGCTTTTACTCTGGCTGGTCATCGTCCGGCAGATACTGCAGGACATAAACCCGAATTTGTCGCCCATCAATGCGTGGAGACTTTCTCTGGAAACCGCGGCCAGACGTCGGCGGTGTTAGCATGCCAGCTTTCTTTAGGACTTCTGCAAACTGACGAGTGTTAAAGCCGCGGGCGATCTCCCCTTCGAAGGCCGCAGGGAAGGTGTAGAACACCATCGGGTCAGTCTCATGACCGCCCTTCTGCCGGTATCCCGCCATGTTGGAGATTGGAAGGCTGGTCGGGTCATACGGGAACGGTGCAAAGCGGCTCATGCCGTAGGCGTTCAGGAATGCCTCGGTCTGCTCGATTATCTGCTGATGTTCTTTATTGCCGGTACCGAACTCACGCAGCCAGGCGTTATAGCTGTACTGGATGGCATCTCTACACGTCTGCTCATCCCATCCGGTGATCACCCTACCCAACAGTAGTGCGGCTTCCAGAATGGCGAACCGGGCACCGACGCGGTGGACCTGCTCTCCGTAATCAGACGGGATCAGGCTACGCCAGCGCTCTTCCGCTGCCCTGACGGAGCTTACCGCCTCGTGCTGGTAGTCCGCCAGCCACTTCACCCACTCACGCCCGGCCACTCCGTGGTGATGCTGGTATGCATCCTTCAGAGCATCGGCATGGTGTTTACCATTGGCATGCTCATGAAAACGCACTGCCCGACGCATTGGAATGTTAAGCAGGCGAACCAGTTGGCCCGCTTTAGCTTTACGGCCGGCACTGGCGATGAATGTTTCCAGATCCATCTCACCGGTACTGATTGCAACAGTACGCCAGCGCTTCAGATCACGGTTCCCCCCCTCCTTCGCGCCCTGCAGCTTACCCGTACCATTAAATAGCGCGTAGGCAGATTTGTAGACTTCCACCGGATCAGCACCCTGGCCGATTTCGTCTAGCGGCATCAGCGCGTCGTTGTGTGCGGCAGCTTCATTCGCCAGCCCCAGCGCAGTACCGTACCAGGTGAGACGCAGCACGTCAGGGTTACCGTAAAGACTGGAGGCCACATTAGCAGTGGTAGTCTTACCCGCGCTCGACTGTTCGTAGAGGTGGATGCCGAATCCATCCGCACCAGCAAGGCCAATCAGCGGGGCGGCCAAAGCTGCGGCCACACCAGTCATCATCGAGTAGTTGCCAAAGGCCAGACGTCCAACGCACTCTCGCCAGCTCTCAACAGTACCGCTGGTGGTATAACCGGATGCGGCAGAACTCCGCCCGTTAAACAGCACCGGCTGCTCTGGAGTACCAATGATCTCGCCATCCGGCATGATATAGGCGCCACACTGCCAGCCCGTAGCATGCGCAATGCGCCATACCTCACCATTAGCACAGCTTTGCAACCAGTCAGCCAGAATTGCACGTAAACCGCTTTTGGTTGTGACGTTTACCCCACCCGACTTGAGCGTTCGCCATCCTTCACGCTCACCGATATCAGCAAGTGGTATCGCCTGGACGGTGTCCCCCTTCGAACCTAATGCCTGCCAGCGCAGGATCAAATACCGGGTTTTACTGTCATCAATGCCAATACCGACAACCTCCAGAGCAGAGCACAACCAGCTTTCACGACTGATGATTTCCCCGGTAGTGTTATCTGTGCGAGGTTCAACCCAATACACCCCATCAGCACGACTTTGGGCATGTGGTTTCAAACTATCGCTATTTACCAATTTATTGGTTTTCAGAATAGAAGTTGTCGTTTGCCCACCTTGTTCTCTGAGCCTGACCAGGTATTCCCGCCAGTTCTCCGGCTTCTGATCAGGTATTCCCTTATATAATCTCGCGTCCTGCACACCTGCCTGTGCCAGCTTTTCACCAATGGCATTAATCAGTATTGGTTCAATATTCCCTGCAAGGTACACGCGAGCGCTGCGACGCCCTTTATCGATAATTTGCAGGTTATCCAACTCCGCTAGCTGTTTTGGCCCAAGATAAATGGGAGGCGTTGTATCCTCAGCAATTTGTTTACCCATGCCCTCTTCCCACCCCTTCGCATGAGCATATGCATCAGTTCCCGCAAAAATAACCGCTTCTGTAAATTTTTCCTTTGGCAGGTGCTTCAGGTTCGGTGCCGACTTCATTGATGTTTCTCCCGATACGTACGCATCACACAGTCAGCTAGTTCTTCATCTGCAACTCGTATAGCCTCGGGTACATCCTCGAGCAAGGTCATTAGAGTGCAGATTAGCTGTCTGTCTCGATCTTTTGCAGTAGTTGCCTCAAGCCATACTGAAAGAGTGGCCTGAGCCTGTTCAACCCGGCACTGAGCATCAATAAGCTGCAAATGGCTCATACGCTGGCCTCCGCATCAATTCGGGCCATATCGACAATCGCCAGGACTTTATCCAGCCAGCAATGCACGATGACTGCTTGCTCAACGTCGAGGTGTGGTGATAAATCAGTCATAACATGAGCCAGCCCCTTGCGAGCGCGGGCCATACGTTCTGCGGCACGCTCTGCCAGCGTAAAATTTTCCGGATAAGGTTGCTCACGGGATAGCATCGCCTCGGCCTCAAGCTCGGCAGGATGGCGGTATATAGCGTTTATATTCATTTGGCTGACCTCACCTTTGATCCCTTCCCGCAGTCAGAACGACATACACCCGCGTTCGTTGCGGTATCGTTCAGCGCCAGAAAGCGCCAGAGGAATAAATTAGGGCTGAGTGATGCCCGCCCTGCAGGGGGTGTGGTACGATTTGACATAGCTACCTCGATACTCGTTCTATCGCTGGTGGTCAGAGGCCCGTTGGTGTTGTCGCACCTACGGGCTTCGCCGTTTTTGTGCCTTATCTGTTTGCTACCTGTGGATAAGGTGTGATTTAAATTATACCAAACTAAATCACACAACAAGCATTTAATGTGATTTATTTTTGTGTATACTGAATCACAAACTCTATTAACAGGCGCCCACATGGCAACAAACACCAGCAATGATAAGTCCAGGCAAATATCAATTCGTATACCGCATGATGTTCTAGATGAAATGGAGGCAGCGAAATTTAGCGGAGAGTCAACCGCCGGTTTTTTAGTAACGGCAGCACGTAGCGAAATCGCCCGTAGGCAGTCAGAGGGCAACGAGGAAGCCTTACTGCTATCCTCCCTCGATGCGCTGACTCGTGTTGAAGAAATCGGCACGAGAGCTGGTGAGGAAATCCAGCAGATCATCAGCGTTGCGCGTGACGAACTACAGCGCCGGCAGCGCAAGAAGCCCAAAGAATCGGAATGACTCAAAGCCCGAATCAGGGCTCTGGTACCCAAGGGCAGAATCCTGCCCTTTTTCTTTTGGCGGTCGGCACCGTTACCGATCACCACCAGCAAACAGCCATAAAACCCCACCAATGCGTCATAAGTAGAATTTCCCGCTTTTCGCCCACCGACGCACTCACTTTTCAGAGAATTATTCTGCTGAGAGGAGGCTCTCCCTCCATCTCGATCTCCGGCGCACAATAACGTCAGATGCATGCGCGTGCTGGTTGGCTTATTCATCGTTAGCCCCCATACGTTTAGCAAGCCAGCGCTGAGAGAGGCGGATCAATTCCGCTTTACGCTGGTCGTACTCCATCCCCATATCGATCAATGTGATGTTGGTGCTCTCCAGGTAGCTGAGGTGCTCCAGTTGGCCAGCGCTCATGCTGTCGCGAGGCTCACCGTCGATACCGTTTACCAGCGCCCACTGCTTAGCGGTCATGCCGCCCAGCACGATGCGGGCGATCATGTTGCTTTCGTTGCTGTAGTGGCGGGCTTGTGTCTCTTTCCCCTGTTCTGCACGAGCAGCAGCCAGAGCGGCGCACATCGGCTTAAAGAGGCTGGCAGCACCAATGCGGGCTTTGAGGTGCCGGCGGTACTTCGCGGCGATTTCCGGCGCACTCAGCTGTAACGCTTCCTCGCACTGAATGAAATAGCGGCGGACGGCACGGCCCTGTTCGTTGCGCTCAACCATTGCCACTTCTTTGGCCATATCCAGCGAGAGAAGGTAATCATGCTCGATTTGCTGGCGAAATTTTGCGCTCGCCCGTTTTGGTGAGCTCAAATTTTCAATACGGATGTAGTCAGCCCCGGTTACAAATCCGTACTGGTCGATGCGGCCTTTAATCCAGTTGGTAAAGTCGCGGCCCACCCCCAGCGCCTTATGCAGAGCTCTGGCGCTCGCAATATTGGTTTCACGCCCGCCAATCTGACCGGAAATAACAGGGACAATAGCGGCAAAGTCGTTACCGTTAATTACGCCCTGGCTAACATTGGGTTGAGGGGCGGCCTCAGAATTGAATCTGCTTTTTTCGATTTTCATTTTGTCGGCTCCGTTATGCGGCGGTGAAGTTGTCCGGGTAGAGGTTCAGAATGTCGGCAATATCCTGCGTAGAAAGCCCGTAGTGTTGGTTGACTGCGGCCATGCGGTTAACGAACTGAATCACCTTCAGCACGTCACCACGGCACGCAAACCGGTAGCGCATGTGCGCCCCGATACCATCAGGATTTTTCTCTTCAAGGCGTTCCAGCCAGATATCAAGCTCGCGCTCAAGCTCGCTCGCATAGTTCCGTCCAGAGGAAAGCCGGCAATTGCGCAGGATATCGTTTTCTGTCCACCCACCGGCCCCACAGCGCAGCATGTAGGTGCGGGCACGGTGTTTCTTCGGAATGCGCTTTGAGGCTTGAACGGTGTAGGCTGGTGGCGTAACATCAGATCCGCGAGTATCTGAGTTAACCGCCTGCTGTCCGGGGCGGTTTTCTTTTTTCATTAGGCCACCTCACCACGCGATTCAGCAATGCGCTGATTAATCCATTCGTCAATTTCGCTCTCGATAAATGCGATCGCACGAGAACCGATTTTTACTGGAGATGGAAAGCGACGCTCGCTCATCATGTGATAGATCCACGCCTTGCTATAACCAGTGCGGCGCTGAACTTCGGGAAGTCGGATAAGATTGTGGGACATGTATACCTCGTAAGGTCTATTAAAGTTACGAGGCTATTAAACAGTAGGGCCTTTAACGTGTAACGTAGTTATCAAAAAACGCCCCGGAATTATGATAACCCCTTACCGGTTTACCCCCCCTCTTCGTAACCATTCAACTAACGCTTTATCATCATCCGGAAATGGGAGGTCGCTTACTTTATTGCTGGCTTTATTCCTAAATTGTGACACGCTACCAGCCAGATCATCATCGGTTAGGCCAATCCCTCTAAGTAAAGCAACAATAAGCTCAGCCTGTTTTGCTGTTGTTCTAACGGGTTTCTCTATCACCGTTTCAGGAAGTTGAGGTTGGCTAACCCCTCCATTTATAACACTTGGTATTTCCCTCCCAATAAAATTGTATACTTTTTCAATTTGAAGCCTAGTAACAAAAATATCGTTCACCGTGACTGTTGCAATCGGTTTTACTTCTCCTTCTTTTAGCAAACCAGATGAGTAAAGGTGCTCTGTTATTGGGTGAGCCATAACTACGTAATTATCACTGCAATAATCTTCTGGACTCATTGGGATATCGGCTTCTTTAAATGATAAATTGAAAGGAGTAAGTGCGATTTGTTCATTATATTTTAATGCATTGAAAAATGAATGAGGCAAGTAACCTGTTGATAATGCCCAAAGTCCGGAAAGATATAAAATCGGCTTTTTTAATCCAGGTATATCCTCATTTTGATAAAACCGCTTAACTCGCATTTTTGATGCTGGACTCATATCCAATTCAGCTTTTGGCATAAAAAGGCTTAAAGGTGACTTATTACTATACTTTTTCATTAATTTAGGAGGGAACTTTTCCTCCCATTCATTTAATTCTTCCCAGCGACCTAGTGTAAATAATGCCGCCTCAAAATCATGAAGGGCTAAACAAAGCTCAATAGCTCCAATCTGGCTAAAGTGAATTAAATCACTTGGATGGCATCGAAGCAACTCAGCAGCCCTTAATAAGGTACAAAATTCCAAAGCAGGAATATTATTAAGACACCATACATTCGGTGTTTCATTTTTTTTTGCCACCAAGCCACCTCGCGCCCCCTGATTTTGGCGGCTATGCCAGCCCGCAGAGGTGTACGGGTTTTCGGGGATCAACCTAGACATAGCCTATTCTTTGCTCGTCCACCTAAGTCTACTATCGTCTGTATATACTGTCTATGCATCCAGTCAGGCACGTTTTCCGAACGAGCCATGCACCACATTTTCACCATTCTCAAGCGCTGCCATATAGTCGGCATACCACTGAAGCATTTCCCGCCGGACGCCCAGATACTGAGCGTGGTTGTATGTCCCGCGGATTGAGTTCTTATCGACGTGGGCCAACTGCGTTTCAATCCAGGCGGTGTTATAGCCCTGTTCGTGGAGTATGGTACTCATGGTGTGCCTGAAGCCGTGCCCGGTCGCTTTACCGTCATAGCCAATACGTTTAATCACCTGGTTAATGCTGGCCTCACTCATTGGCTTGCCGGCATCATTTCGACCCGGGAAAACATACTTCCCTCGCCCGGTAAGCTGGTGGATCTCTTCCAGCAACTCACGAACCTGAATCGAAAGAGGTACGAGATGTGGGCGCCGCATCTTCATTCGCTCTGCGGGTATATTCCAGACGCCTTTGTCAAAGTCGATATCAACCCATTCAGAAGCACGGAGCTCAATTGTCCTGAGCCCGGTAAGCATTAATAGTCGAGTGGCGTTGCGGGTGATTGTGCTACCGCTGTATTCACTTAGCGCACGGAGAAAATCCGGGATCTGGTCGACTAAAAGGTGCGGGTAGTGCTGTTGCTTGGGCGGCTTAAGCGCGCCTGCCAGATCTGATACAGGGTTGTGCTCGGCTCTACCGGTAATAATGGCATAGGTAAATATCTGCCGGCAGGCCTGACGGGTTTTCTTGAGTTTATCCAGAACGCCACGTTGTTCCATCTTTCGCAGGACGTTAAGCATTTCGACCTGGCTGATATCCGTAATCGCCTTTTGCCCGATGAAGGGGAAGATGTCTTTCTTCAGGTACATCAGGAGATGCTCGGCATAGCCTTCAGACCATGATGTGCTTTTATGGGTATGCCATTCCATCGCCAGGCGCTCAAAGCTGTTTGCCACAGCCTGCTCTTTTGCTTGTTTCTCTTCCTGCTTCTCCTGTCCCGGATCACCACCAGCGGCCAGAACTTTTTTTGCATCCGCGCGTTTCTGTCTGGCATCCGCCAGAGTGATATCAGGATATACCCCCAACGCCAGTAACTTCTCTTTACCAGCGATGCGGTACTTCAGGCGCCAGTATCGCGAGCCATTGGGGTTCACCAACAGATAAAGACCGCCACCATCAGACAGCTTATAGGGTTTGTCCTTGGGCTTGGATGTGTCGACCTGGCGGGCTGTGAGCTTCAT